ATTTTTGTTTTTATTCATTTCTTTATTAAACACCATACAAGTATTGGATACCGCTGTATGTGCGGGACTATACATCCTACAGAAACCCAATGGGATGAGCCGTGTAGTCTCTCGGCATTTTGTTTAGCACGGAAACCGTTTTGGTCAATTACTCTCTAGAACCCAATAATCAGTTTAACGACATGATCTGGTCGACCTCCTCCTAAAGAATCCCATAAGGGAGCTCCTTTAGAAGACGGCGGAAAATTGGATAAGGTCTTCGAGTAGTAATCGGAATGAGGCTAGGAAGGTCACAAGACTTATTTGAGATAAGCTTGATTTCAAAAAGACGCATTACCTTCTCACGTGTAAATGGTTTAACTGTCCTTAGATTAAAGTGTTTTGCTTTATAGCCAAAACTATCTTTAACCTCTTTTGAGTTAGCCATGTTATATATAAGAGATAATCTCCCTAACCATGGATCAGAATCTTCGGTTTCATGTTCATTTAAAGGTCGAAACTTGTCGGTGACTTTGTAATTCAGGAAAGCACCAGGAAATGAATTTATGTTTATGTTTTTTATTTTACTATTTATAGGGGCCTCTTTTATAAAGAGTTGAAGCTTTATATCCTATATAAAAGCTCTGGCCAGTTTTCTCTGGTCTCGGGTTATTTTAAGATCTTTTGGAGCGTACTTGATGTCCACACCGTACCCGCCTAAATGGACAGGTAAGAACCAATTCGGTGAAAGCTTATGTTTCCGATCGTGGAGTGCAAAGTTTTCATCAATCCACCTGCATTGAAAAACACAGGGAATGATACACTCTGTCCAGTTACATAAGGTGATCATACGGTTAATCTCACGAGATACTTGTGTGGGATTAGAATTTGAATCTAATCGTAGATCATCTTGCCGACTATCGTCGACCTCTTTAAGGAACTTCAAGTTCAAATAACCCTGACGGACCATTACGTTCTTTTGTTTGTCAAGTTTGAAAATCTGTGAATTGATCATACAGCAGTCCTTAGACAAATAGTTT